ACAGCTTATCAGCAAATGGGGCGTTATGAGTGTTGAAATGCAGACAGCGTATGAATCTGACAATCATATTATCAATGCCGACGGTACTCCAGATTACGAAACAAATACAATGATTGATGCAGATGTACCTTCTGATGTAACATTACCAGAACCATCTGAACAGCAGACCGATGATGAAGCTTTCTCAATTGATGATCTTGCAGAGTGAGCAAGATGATTGATTTAGATATTATTAGTACAGGCTCTAAAGGCAACGCAGTCTTTCTTGGTGGTCAGACCTTAATTGATTGCGGAGTGCCTTTTAGCAAACTTGTTGATGCGAAAGTTGTTGATAAGATTAAGTATATTTTCCTAACTCATCAACACAGAGATCATTGCAATATTGCAACCATTAAGAGACTTATTAACGAACACCCCCTAATTAAGATAATCTACCCAAATTATCTGTGCAGACATTTTAGTGATTTTGAAATCCCCTTTCTGATAAAAAGTTCGTGTATAGTTACTGAGAGCAAATGGTACACAATAGGCAATATTACATTTTCAGCTTTTCCGTTAAGACACGATGTGCCTAATGTAGGCTGGAAGCTCTACTTTCGCACTCAACAGGGGATATATAAAGTCATATATGCTACCGATACTGCGGATATATCTCATATCGTAGCTAAAAATTATGACTTGTATCTTATCGAGGCTAATTTCACTCAAGATGAAATTATTAATCGAATAAAAGATAAGAGAATGAATGGTCAATATGTGTACGAGGAGAGAGTTCTTCGTACACATTTGAGCAAAGAAAAATGCGATGAATGGTTGTATCAGAACATGGGTGTCAACAGTGCTTATGTTTATATGCACCAACATGAGGTCTTATTATGATTACATCAGCAAATATAGTGGCATATGACGGCTACAACTTAATAGTAAGACCTCGTGACCGCATTGGCAGAGAACTTTCACAAAAACAGGTCAACGAGGTTGAAATAAGAATAGTTGACGGTAGAGAAATATCTGCCGAACAACGAAGAAAAATATACGCAGTAATCAGAGATATTGCATTCTGGTGTGGTGATAATCCGGAATGGATAAAGGAATACTTCAAATTTAACTTTTGTGGTGAGTTTGGAATAAAGTATTTCTCCTTGGCAGACTGCGAAAAAAGCGTAGCAAGGGATTTCATAAGCTATCTGATAGACTTTTGTTTTTATCAGAACATCGGTACAAGAGATACCTTGCTTAATGTTACAGATGATATTGGTAGATATTTATATAGCTGTCTTGAAAATCGTAAGTGTGCGATATGCAATGCTCCCGGCGAAATTCATCATGTTGATAGAGTTGGGATGGGCCGAGACAGGGAACAGATAGTTCATATAGGACTTAGAGCCATCTGCCTTTGCAGAAAACATCACGATGAAGCACATTGGCATGAAAAAGAACTGTTTGAAAAGTATAAAATCTATGGCATAGAACTCGACGAGTATCTCTGTAAAAAACTCAAACTCAATACAAAGGAGTGATGTAGTGAATGGCTGGACAACCAAAGCAAGGTTTAGACTTTGCCGCTTGGGATGTTCACATTTTCGATGACGATGAGAGATTTGATGTGCTTATCGATGCACAGGGATGGAGCGGCTTTGGCGTGTTCTTCTATATTTGCACGAAAGCATATGCCACTAATGGTTATTACTATGAGTGGCGAGAAAAAACCAGTGCGGCCGCAATAGCGAAACGAATGAGCGGTGGAATTAAATCAGATACGGTAAAACAGGTAGTACAGCTTTGCTTACAAATTGGGCTGTTTGACAACGGGCTGTTTGATAGGGAGAGAATACTGACAAACAAAATGATGCAAGAACGGTATATGTACGCTATTGAGAAACGCTCTAAGCGAGGTCGCACAATTAATAAAGATTACTGGCTTTTGAAAGAAGATGAAACAAAGGCTTATATAATTGTACCCGAAAATGAGCATAATCTCTCCGAAAATGGGAATAATCTCGCCGAGAATGACATAAAGAAAAGTAAAGTAAAGGAAAGTAAAGAAAAAGAAAAGAAAAGCGATGTTTTTATTTCTTTATTGTTAAAAGAAGAAAGCACTTATCAAGTGACATTTTCTCAGCTGAATAATTTTAAAAATATTTACACATTGATTGATGTTGAAAACGAACTCGTAAAGATGTCTAAGTATTTTGAGCTGCACCCCGACAGCAGAAAAACACTTGATGATATCGAGAATTATATAAACCGTTGGTTATTAAAGAGGAGTGATGAAGTTGACAGCATACGAAAGAATAATTCAAAAGTACCTGCAAAAAAACGGAGCACAGGAGCGTTTAACACAGGCGAGGTTGTACTCTAAGCTTACGGCAGAGGAAAAGGCACAGCGAGAGGCGGATATTCTCAATGCTCAACAGGGAAAGTTATCAGATTACGATTGCAAACTCTGCAAAAACAAAGGCGCTGTATATCGTGCAATAAAAAGAGATTTCTGTGGCACTGAAACTTTTGAGGTTGTTAGCCAACCGTGCGAGTGCTTAAAGGTAAGAGCAGAGATTAGAAGAATTAAGAAAAGCGGACTTGCAAGGCTGATTGAAAGGTACAATTTTGGAACATATATTGTCAAGAGCGAATGGCAGGCTTACATAAAGAAATGTGCCGAGGATTTCGCAAACAATCCTGTAGATTGGTTTTACATCGGCGGTCAGTCAGGCTGCGGTAAAACGCATATTTGCACCGCAATAATCGGTTCGCTGTTAAAGCAGGGCAGATCCGCAAGGTATATGCTTTGGGGCGATGACATAACGGCTATTAAGCAAGCAGTAACAAACGCTGAGCAGTACGAAAAACTTATGAGCAATGTAAAAAATGCCGGTGTGCTGTATATTGACGATTTTTTCAAAACACGCAGCGGCGAGGGAATAAGCAACGCCGATGTGAATACAACCTTTAAAATCATAAACCACCGCTACAATGAGCAGCTGCCAACAGTGATAAGCTCTGAGCTTTCCATAAACGAAATTGCGGCAATTGACGAGGCATTAGGCAGCCGCATAGCCGAAATGACAAGAACGCATAAGATTTACATTTCAAAGGATAAAAGCAAAAATCAGAGGTTTTACTATGGATAAATCAGTAACAGAATTTTTTATGAAAATGGAAAAAGTGCCGACTGTAACAGCTCAGGAACGCAGAGTGAGGACCGTTAAGGGCAAGCCGATATTTTACGATTCACCGAGAATAAAATCGGCAAAGGCTTTGCTTGTAGCTCATCTAAAACAGCATAGACCGCCAAAGCCATATGATAGCGGTGTAAGGCTGAGGGTAAGCTGGCTTTTTCCAAAAGGCAGACACAAAGATGGTGAGTATCGTATTACAAAGCCCGACACAGATAACCTACAAAAAATGCTCAAGGACTGTATGACGCTCGTGGGCTTTTGGACAGATGACGCACTTGTGGCAAGCGAGATGTGTGAAAAGTTTTGGGCAGATGTACCAGGCATTTACATAAGGATTGAGGAACTGTGAATATTTCGGAAGTTAAACGAAACCTTGAACGAAAGGTGCTTTACAACGGCGCAAAATACATTCTGAAGGGCTGTATCATCAGACGAGGCATAACAGGAAAGTTTTATTATCAGGCTGAAATAAAGGATTTAAACGCTAATTCTGCATTGTTGTATTGCAGACTTGAAGATTTGGAGGAGATGAAATAAATGTATTCAGCTATATGTCAAATATGTGGTAACGAATTTACAGCAAGAGCAAAAACAACAAAATATTGTTCAGCTTGTGTCAGTAAAGCCAAAACCGAGGCGGCGCTACACAGAAAAGAGCAGTTAAACAGACCGCCGACAACCGATACAGAATTTTTAATATGTTTATATACATACAGAGGTGATTTGATATCACGCATTGCAACGGATTTGAACAGAAGCGAAGAGGATGTTCAAAGCATATTAAATGAAGCAAAAGCAAGCGGTCGTTATAACGAGCACATACAAAAACATCTTAACTCTGTGAATTACAAAAGTACACTTAGCGACGATTATGTAGACAGCGTGTGGGACAGCGAGAAAGCAGGAAAAAAGAAAAAGGCAGGTAAAAAATGAGAAGGAACTGGACGCAGGAAGAGGTTGATTACTTACGGAATGTGTGGGGAAATGTTAGTGTAAAAAACATTACAAAACATTTATCACGCTCTGTTTATTCGGTACTTAACAAAGTTAATAAATTAAAGCTTGGAACTTTTCTGAGCTGTGGAGAAAGATATGTAACTTTATCATATTTGAGCGAAGCTGTTTATGGTAATCAAAGTAGCGGAGGTTACATCAAAATTTCTTGGGCACAAAATAGAGGTCTTCCTTTGCATACGATTTGCAGGCAGAAAGAAAAGTTTGAGGTAGTTTATATTGATGAATTTTGGGAATGGGCATACAAGAATCAGAGCTTTTTGAATTTCTCTAAATTTGAAAAGTATTATCTTGGTGTAGAACCTGATTGGGTTGATAAAAAGCGAAGAACTGATATAAGGCACAGCTATAAATTTATTACATCACCTTGGACTACTGTTGAAGATGAGCGACTTAAGAAATTTCTTGCTGAACATAAATATAGCTATAGAGAATTATCGATACTGCTTAATAGAACGGAAGGAGCAATACAGAGAAGAATATTAGACATTGATATTAAGGAGCGACCAGTTAAGGCAAATAATCACATAAAGTGGACGGCTGAAGAATTTAAGAAGCTTGGTGAAATGATTAAATCAGGCTATAAGTATGAAGAAATGTCAGATGTGCTTGGCAAATCTGTTAAAGCTATCAGAGGTCGAGTATTTGACTATTACTTGACTGAAAGGCTTGATAAGGTAAGAGCATACATTGGCAATGGTCAGTTTGGCGATAATCTTCCGGACAGGACGATTAAATACAAGAGGTTTATGTCTGAAGAGGACAAGGAGAAGATAAAAGTCTTGTTATCTATGCTTGCAGGTGAAATTAAATGTGTTGCGAAAGAGAACTCAAATGTTGAGAGTGAGTACGCTGAATTTTGGCAAAAAGATTATTGTACCTATTGGGATAACATAAACGGCTGTACGGCAAACGAAAAAGACTGCGACAGCTGCACATCATTTAATAGAATAGAACCACAATTCTGCAAAAGATGTGGAATTACCTTTTATGAACGAAAAAGTAATGACATTTGCAAGGACTGCAGAGCTGCGAGAATTAAGCAAGCACAGAGAAAATATGCGATATTAAATCAAAAAAGGAGTGTGATATAAATTGCCGAAAAGAAAGCATATATCAAAATCTACAAGACTAAAAGTTTACGAAAAATACAACGGCCATTGTGCTTATTGTGGTTGTGAACTTGCGTTAAAGGAAATGCAAGTTGACCATATACAGAGCGTGTATTGGTATGACGGTGCAAACGATATTGAAAATTATAATCCTGCTTGCAGAATGTGTAATTTTTACAAATCTACAATGTCGGTTGAAGATTTTAGAGAGCAATTAGGTAAAATACTATCAAGACTTGAAAAGGTTTTTATTTTTAGATTAGCTAAGAAATACTGCTTAATCAGAGAAATAAAAGAACCTGTAATATTTTATTTTGAAAAAGAAAATTTGAAAAAAGTTGTGGATTTTGAGCGTGAAAAGCTATCCCTCGAAGAACTATAAATAAGGAGAGTAAAGAAAATGATTGATTGTGCGAAAACTATGAATTACTTTATTGAAAAATCGAGAATGATTAAACAACAGAAGGACGGAATATGCAAACTTAACTGTACAGACTGCCCTTTAAGCATTGAGAATAATGGCACAGGTGTTTCGTGTACATACTTTGAAACGAATTATCCTGAAAAAGCAATTGCAATTGTGCAGAAGTGGTCGGATGAACATCCGCAGAAGACTTATTTGAGTGAGTTTTTAAAAAACTATCCGAATGCTCCTCTTATTCACGATGGAACACCTGACATATGCCCTGATAAGTTAGGCTTGACAGATATAAAAAAACCTTGTTTTGGCGACTGCGTAGAATGTTGGAATCAGCCTATTGAGGAGAGTGAAAGTAAATGAGAGAAATATTATTCAGAGGTCAAACTCGCAGATATGGCGAAAAAGTCAGAACTTTAAAGGAGTAAAAATTATGACAAGATATGAACTCGAAAGACATTTAGAGAAATATGTTGAAATCGTACTTTTTGACGGAACGGTGATTGAGGGCATTTTACATAAAACAAGTGAAAAAGCCTTTGAAAATGACGCTAATTTGTCAATACCAAAGTTACGATATTTCTGCACTTGTGGGGATAAGGTTGTTAGTAATTGTGTTTTTAGATTGTCCCACATTAAAAAAATCAGTCGTATAAAAATTAAACTTAAAGTTGTTGACGAAGTTAAACTCTCAAAGTGGGTAAAAAAGAAAGAAAGAAAAGTAGGTGAAGCGGAAGCATACTGCTTATCTTGCGGGAGAGAGGTTGTTTATCAAGTCATTAACAACCGTTATCAATTTGAAAACTATTGCCCTCATTGCGGTGCGAGAATGGATAAGGAGGAAAACAATGACTAATTACGAGAAAATCAAACAGATGTCGATTGACGAAATGGTTCAAGGTGATATTACTTTGCTCGGGTGTGTCGGCCATGTTCCGATGGAATATTGTAATAAATTCCACGGTAACTGCATTGATTGCAAAAAACATTGGCTTGAGAGTGAGGCAGAAGAAAATGAAAGATATTAAAAACATTACCGTTTATTACGATAACGACGACACAAAAGTTGTTGAAAAGGGACTTGTTATTGATTTTAGTGACACTGACGATGATGACATCCGTGTTCGTTACAGTATGTGTAATATCAACGGCGAAGATTTACAGTTGATTGTAAATTCTGTTATAGCATTAGCACAACAACTCGGTATGTTTAATGAGGAGGAATGAACTTGACCGCAAAAGAAATCAAAGACATAAACCGAGAAATTACGAGGTTAAAAGCTAAGATTGCACGCATAGCCGCCGAGGCTGACAATACATCGCCTAAGCTGTCGGATTTACCGAGTGCAGGTCAGACCTCGGACAAGGTAGGCAATGCGGTTGTGCAGATTGCAGATATTCAGAGGGAGATACAAAACCTTGAAATCCGCCGAAACGCAGCACTCAACAGCCTCTCCCGTGACGATTTTGTGGAGAACTGTTTGTTTATGCACCTTAGCTTGCGATACAGCTGGGCGAAGATTTTAACTAAGGTTGGCGGTAATAACACAATCGACAGCATAAAGAAAATGTGTTATCGACATCATTGGTGAATTTGTCCCGATGTCCCGAATAGGGGTGATATAATATAAAATGAAGAAATCGATAATAAGAGACATTTTGTAGTTCTTTTTCAAAATAACGGCAGACCGCTCTCGTTGAGGGCGGTTTTGCTTTTGCGGGGTGGAATTAATGTATAAAGATAAATGCGGTACAGGTTACGAAAACAGTACAAGGACGATTTTTGAAGGTGCAGGAGAATATGACACCCCGATTATCGAGCCTACAAAAATTACTGAAAACAAATTCATCGGATTTAACGAAATTTTAAGCAGTAAGCAAAGTGATTGCGGAGTACATTTTTTCCTTGACGATTACCAGTTTCAGAGGTTGTGGAATACACCCGACAGGTACATTGAAAAGCTACAAAATTTTAATTGTGTGTTGTCGCCTGATTTCAGTCTTTACACTGATTATCCGACAGCGTTGCAAATTTATAATCACTATCGCAAACATTGGATAGGTGCATATTTGCAGCTCTACGGTATTGAGGTGATACCTACAATTTGTTGGAGTGATGAAAAGAGTTTTGAATGGTGTTTTGACGGCGAACCTATTGGCGGTACTGTTGCCGTGTCAAGTGTCGGCACACAGAAAAACAAGATTGCCAAAGAACTGTTTTTGAAAGGCTACAAAGAAATGATTGAACGCTTACAGCCTGAAACAATTATCTTCTACGGCAGGGTCCCCGAAGAATGTAAGGGAAACATCATCAACATCAAATCATTTCAGGAAAAATTTAGGAGGTCAAAATAATGGGCGGAAGAGGCGGAAGTTTTAGAGTAATCCCAAAGATCAAAAACCCAGTCGGTATTCCTTCAAATGCTATTACCGAGGATGAATTCCTTAAATTAAAAGGAGTTGGCGATATTTCAAGTGGTTATACGGTTGATAAGCTTAGAGGTAACAGAGCTTTGAAAACACAGCGCGGACAGGAAAAGTTTGAGAAAGAGGTCTTGAAAGCTAATGCGGATTATTCAAGTAAGCGTGCGAGTGCAAGAAAGGAATACAAATCTTTGGTAAGTAAGGGTGTGATTAGAGATAAGACACCTACAGAAAGAAGATTAACAACTGCTCACGGGCACCCTGATAATCAATCGACACAAGCCGCAAGGCGATTACTGGCAAAACAAGGAATTGACTGGAAAACAGGCAAGAAAATTAAATCATAATAAATTCAAAAGGGTGTTATAATGGGCGGACGAGGCTCTTCAAGTGGCATAAGTGATAAGGGTAAGAAGTACGGTACGGAATATCACACAGTGTATCAATCAGGCAATATCAAATTTATCAAGATTAACAAGGGCAATATAACACCGCCATTTGAGACTATGACAAAAGGCAGGGTTTATGTTACAGTAAGTAATCAAGATAAACCAAAATCAATAGTTTATTTTGATAAGCATAACAAAAGATATAAACAGGTTGATATTGATCACCCGCATAGAATTAGCGGTAAATGGACTCAGCCCCATACACATAAAGGTTATTTTCACAATGAAAAAGGTACTTTTAAATTGAGTGAAAAAGAGCAGAAAATTGTTGACAAAGTAATTGAAATATGGGAAAATAAAGTTGATAAGTCATAGTAGAGCAGGAGAACGTTCGCTTTGGCTGAACATTGAGTTAAAACCAATTTCCATGTTATTTAGCAAAGCTACTTGGCCTCAATAGATTTTGGTTGCCAAAGATTCACGAAAGACCCCGGTGCAAATCCGGGTGGCTATCAAAGACAGTACAGAAATGTGCTGTCTTTTCTTTTGCTTATTTTACATAAAGAGAGGTGGTGACGGTGGCAAAAGGAAAGTATGAAAAATGGCTTAAAGAAGAAAATTTATTACTGCTTGAGGGTTGGGCAAGGGACGGCTTGACCGATGAGCAGATTGCTAAGAATATGGGTGTTTCATACTCAACGCTAAAAGATTGGAAAAATAAGTATTCGGCTATTTTGGCTGCCCTAAAAAAAGGCAAAGAGGTTGTGGACTATGAAGTTGAAAATGCTTTGTTGTCCTCTGCTCTTGAGGGCAACACTACTGCACAAATATTTTGGCTGAAAAACCGCCGCCCCGACAAGTGGCGGGATAAGCAAAAAGAGGAAACCGACAAGACCGCACTTGACAAGCTCGACAGCATTTTGAAAGAAATCAAAGATGACGCAGAAAGGAGCACAGACAATGCCGTACACGAGTAAGCAAAAGGAATACATAGCAAACGCAACACATCGCTGGAACATTAAAAGCGGTGCGGTGCGTTCGGGCAAAAGTTTTGTTGATGTCACCTGTATTGTGCCTATGCGTATTCGAGAGCGAATAGGTAAAGACGGTTTGTGCTTTATCATCGGAGTGTCAAAGGAAACTATCGAGCGAAATGTACTGCAGCCTATGCGAGAGCGTTACACCTCTGATGTTGTCGGTACGATTAACAGCCGAAACATTGCGAAGGTGTGCGGTGAAGATGTGTATTGTTTGGGTGCGGAAAAGGTCAGTCAGGTTGCTAAAATTCAGGGTGCGTCGGCAAAATATATTTACGGTGATGAGGTTGCAAAGTGGAACGAAGATGTTTTCAATATGCTTAAATCCCGACTTGACAAGCCTTATTCGTGCTTTGACGGCAGTTTAAACCCTGAACACCCAACTCATTGGCTCAAGAAATTCATTGACAGTGACGCAGATATTTATTTGCAGGAATACACGATTTTCGATAATAAATTCTTATCCGAGGAGTTTGTGAAGAACCTTTGCAATGAATATGAGGGCACTATTTTCTATGACCGTCTTATTCTCGGCAAGTGGGTGCGTGCCGAGGGTGCTATTTACCGCCGATTTGCCGATAATCCCAAAAAATTTTACTGTCAAATTACCGACAAAATCAACACGGATTTACCGTACAGGCAGTTTTTGAAGTCGGAACTTGAAGAAGTAACAATCGGCATTGACTTTGGCGGCAATAAATCGGGCCACGCATTTGTGGCGACGGCAAAGACAAGAGGCTACAATAATTTAATAGCGTTGAAAAGCGAACGGCACTTCGGTGAATACGACGGAAACGACATTGACAGGCTGGCAATTAATTTTGCACAGTCTGTTTTTGATTTGTGCGGTGTTGTTGACTTTGTGTATTGGGATAACGCCGAAACCGTGCTCGGCAGAGGCATTAAACGAGCGTTTGAAGAACATTTCCCGAATACCATAGTCAGACCCGCACGCAAATACCCCGTACAGGACCGTATTCAATGCCTGTTGCGACTTATGGGCGCTGGCAGATTCTTTTACACTGACGGCTGCGATACGCTTAAAATGGCATTGTGCGAGGCTGTATGGAATGATAAAAAACTTGTTGACGAAAGACTTGACGACGGTTCAACCGACATCGACAGCCTCGACAGTTTTGAATACACATTTGAACGGGATATAAAAAGATTTATAAGGGCGGTGTGAAATGCAATTCATAAATTTTTTGAAAGGAGTGTGGCAGAGAATGTTCCCTCTAAAGGATATTAAACAGGCTTTGGGCGTTAAACTTGCGATTACAGATGATATGATGCAAAGCATTGAAATGTGGCAGAAATGCTTTGCGGGGCAGGCTTTTTGGCTTTCCGACAGCGTTATAAGTTTAAGGCTTGAGCAGGCGATTACAAGAGAGTTTGCAAACATCACGCTTAACGAAATGACCGCAAGCGTAAGCAATGACAAATTGCAGAAAATCTTTGAAACCGCAACGGAAGACCTTAACTCCGAATTGCAGTCGGGCCTTGCAACAGGCGCAATGGTGATTAAACCGTTAGGCGGCGACAAGGTGCAGTATATTTCCGCAAATGCCTTTGTGCCGATTGAATTTGACGCAAGGCATAGGCTTGTAAAAGTCATCTTTCCTGAATTTAAGAAGATCGGCGACAACTATTACACAAGGCTTGAGTATCACAGCCTTGATACCGAAAAGGGATTGACAATTACCAACACTGCTTATGTGTCTGCAAGTGAGGGGCAACTCGGAAGAGAAATTCCGCTTGCGGCAGTTGACGAGTGGGCAAGCCTGCCGAATGCTGTTACATACCCCGCAATGCTCCGCCCTGCTTTCGGTTATTTTCGCACACCGATTAAAAACACGATTGACGGCTCATCTTGCGGTGTTTCTGTCTACGCAAATGACATAAATCTTATTCGTAAAATAGACACACAATTCGGCAGACTTGATTGGGAGTTTGAGAGCGGCGAAAGGGCAATACATGTTGATGCCGCAGCTTTCAAGAAAGAGGGTACTGAAAAACTCAACAAAAGACTTTACAAAGCTGTAGATGTTGACCTCGGAGATAATGAATTGTTCAAAGATTTTTCTCCTGCAATTCGTCAATCTGATATTACGGACGGGCTAAATACATATCTTCGCAGACTTGAATTTTCGGTCGGTCTTGCATATGGCGACCTATCCGACCCCGACACTGTCGCAAAGACGGCTACGGAGATATTATCGGCTAAGAACCGAAAGTACAACACTGTATCGGCAATTCAGAAACAGCTTAAATATTGTCTTGACGATTTGGTGTATGCTCTCGCCTTTTACAATTCGCTGACAACAAGCGGTTACACATTCGTTTGTGACTTTAAGGACAGTATTCTCACCGATGAACAGACCGAACGCACACAGGATATTCAGGACTTGAGTCTTGGAATTATGCGACCTGATGAGTATCGTATGAAATGGTACGGAGAGGACGAAAAGACAGCAAAAAAGAACCTGCCGCAGTCCTCGGAGGTTGTTGACTGATGTTTACTCCCGAAGTTACAGAGGCAATCCCGATTGCGCTCGAGCAAATTTTTGACAGCCTGCAAATGAGCATAATGACGGAAATAGTAAGAATGTTACTTGAAGCTGCGGAGATTATACCGTCAACAGGCTATAAAATGAGCAGATTATACGATTTAGGTACAAGCAAAAAGCGAATCAAAGACATTGTCGCAAGGACACTTAACCTTAGCGATAAAGAAGTTGAAAACATCTTTACAAATATAACGGAAAGCGGATATAACGAGGCGGAGAGTGCTTTTATTGAACAAGGCAAGGAGTTTATACCATATTCAGAAAACGAGCCACTACAGCAATTTGTGAGGGCTGTACAAGAGCAGACACAAAACGAATGTAAAAACATTACACAGTCAATGGGCTTTGCAAAGCGACAGCCTGACGGCAGTTTGGGCTTTACTCCCGTTGCAGACTATTATCAAGAAACACTTGATAAAGCCGTCACGGAAATTGCAAGCGGTGCGAGTGATTATAATACCGTACTCGAAAAAACCGTAACCGAAATGACAAACAGCGGATTGCGTACGGTTGACTATGCAAGCGGTCACAGCAATAGAGTTACCGTTGCGGCAAGGCGTGCGGTGTCAACAGGACTGAATCAGGTTGTGGGCAAAATCAATGAGGAAAACGCCGAAAAACTCGGCACAAATTACTTTGAGGTATCGTGGCACAGTGGAGCAAGGCCGAGCCATCAGGTGTGGCAAGGCAGAGTGTACAGTAAGGAAGAACTCGAGAGCGTGTGCGGACTTGGCACGGTAACAGGACTTTGCGGCGCAAACTGCTATCACTCATATTCGCCTTTCACTCCCGGCATAACTCCACGCACATACACAGATGAACAGCTCGACAAGATGAACGCAGAGGAAAACAAGCCTGTAGAATACAACGGCAAGACATACACAAAGTACGAGGCAACCCAAAGACAGCGCAGACTTGAAACCACAATGCGGGCACAAAGGCAGAAAATAAAATTGCTTGAAGAAGGCGGGGCTGACGAGCAAGCAATAATTAACGCTCGTGCAAGATATGTAAAAACTTCCGATGAATATGTGAACTTCTCAAAAAGCGTCGGACTTTCTCAACAATGGGACAGGGTAACGGTTGGCGGCAGCAGCGTTGAGGGTATTACAAAGCCTAAAAAAGCCAGTTCACCGATAGGCGGAATAAAAACTACTTCTTTGCCGATTAAAAACACAGAAAATCATACCTTTAAAGGTAAATTCGGTGTTGAAAAATCGGGCGGTAGTGGTATAATAAAAGAGGAAAATAAAAAGCCTATTACGCCAATAACAGATAAAGCTATCGAGCGAGTGCCGAAAGTTGATATTGCCGGATATTCTGAAGAACAAAGGGTTGAAATTCAAAAACAACATAAGGAACTTTTGAAATTTTCAAAAGAACAAAATGACAATAAAGAAGTTGCATTTGTTTTTCGCGACGGATTGGTTGACTATAAACCATTTACAGGTTCTGATGAAAAAATTGACTTTGGCACATACTTGGAGACAAAAGGAAAAAATTTAACTATTTTACATAATCATCCGAGAAACAGTAGTTATTCTATGAACGATTTGGATGTATTTGCAAATAAAAATGTTAGAACAATTACTATTGTAAAAAACAACGGCACAGTTGAATATTTAACTAAAACCGATGATTTTGACAACAATAGATTTGCTCTTGAGTGTAATAGATTGTATAAGAAGATAGTGGTTAAGGAAACCGATGAGGAAAAAGATAGATTTGTTAAAACTTTGCTAAATAAATCAAAAGCTGGGGTGATTTGGAGTGGAAGAAAATAAATCAAGAAACGCAATTATCGACGGACCTATTGAATTGCAAATAAAATGTATGGAAGAATTTCTTTCTACATTAACAGACGAAGAAAAAGAACGCTCAATGTCGAGTGAATTTGACTACTTGGAAGAAGACTAACCGCTCCTTGTGGGCGGTTTTGTTATGCGTGAATTTAATACAGAGATTAGCACTTAATCAATCAGATTGAGTGCTTTTTTAATACCCAAAATCAGAAAGGCGGTGACAAAATGAAAGTAAAAGTAGTTGTGTCGTTTAACGATAAAATGAACGGTCTTATCAACAGACCTGTCAATGAAGTCTTTGAATGTACCAAAGACCGAGCGAAAAGCCTTATTGACAGAGGTTTTGTTATTGAGGTTGAAGACAACAAAAATAAAGCAGATTAAGCACCCTTGCATTTGATTGCATAGGTGCTTTTATTTTACCCCGCCGTTGGTTTATACGGCTGAATTTCTACCGCAGGCAAAGCGGAATATAAGCTATGCAGAAAGGATTTATATTATGAAGAACATACACACACTTCTCTCTGAAATCGGTATTACGATTCCCAATGAGAAAAAGGCAGAGTTTGACAAGGCGGTGCTTGCAAATTACAAGACTGTTGCAGAGGTTGAAAAAATCACAACAGCAAGAGATAATTACAAATCACAGCTTGAAACAGCACAGACAGCACTTAAAGAGTTTGAGGGCGTAGATGTCGAAAATCTTAAAGGCGAGATCGCAAAACTCAACACAAGCCTTAAAGACAAAGAAACCGAGTATCAGACAAAAATTGCCGATATGGAGTTTAACTCTGTACTTGACGGCGCTATTTCAAAGAGCGGTGCGAGAAACGCAACGGCGGTCAAGGCTTTGCTTGACCTTGACAGTCTTAAAACATCAAAAAATCAGGCAGACGATATTACTAAGGCTCTTGAAAGCGTTAAGAGCGAAAACAGCTATATGTTCGGTTCTGATGAGCCGTTCCAAAATCCTGTAAAGAATACAGGAAACGCAGGTATTAAGTCAAACCCTCTTGCAAGTATGAGAGCGGCAATGGGACTTAGTACAGACGAAAAATAATTAATGAGGTGAAAATTTATGGCAAATTCTATTGCACTTTTTAAAACTTACACAGCCTTGCTCGATGAGGTTTATAAGCAGTCGGCACTTACAAGCGAGCTTGACGGTGCGTCCGACCTTGCGACAGCGGGCGCAAACTCCAATGAACTTATTATTCCAATGATTTCAATGGACGGACTTGCAAATTATTCCCGTAACAGCGGATATGTTGGCGGCGATGTTACCCTTACTAACGAAACGGTTAAATGTAACTTCGACCGTGGCAGAATGTTTACTGTTGATACAATGGACAATGTAGAAACCGCAGGCGTTGCGTTCGGCAGACTTTCGGGCGAGTTTATCCGCACAAAGGTTGTGCCGGAGCTTGACGCATTCCGCTTTGCCGCATACGCAAGTCACGCAGGTATTACCTCTGCCACACCTGCAAACCTTACCACAGGTGCGGCGGTAATTGAAGCACTCCGCAAAGGTACTACTCAGATGGACGAGGACGAAGTTCCGTACGAGCAGCGTTACCTTTACATTACACCAACTCTTTACGGACTTGTGCAGGATTTGGACACAACAAAGTCAAGAGAGGTTCTCAGCAGATTTGCTAAGATTATCACAGTGCCGCAGACACGCTTTTATACAGCGATTGAACAGCTTGACGGCACATCAAGCGGCAAGACCAAGGGCGGCTATCAGAAAGCCACTGCCGCCTCAAACATCAACTTTATGATTATTCATAAGCCTGCCCTTATCCAGTTTACTAAGCACCTTGACACTAAGGTAATTGAACCGTCGGTAAATCAGGACTCGGACGGTTACAAGTTCGGTTACAGAATGGTAGGCATTGCAGATGTGTACGAAAACAAGACCGCTGGTATTTACTGTCACACAGCGGTTAAGTCTTAAAGGAGTGTGAAGTATGACCGTTTACGCTGACGAAAACTATTATAAATCCGTATATCTATGTGGCAGAAAAGCGGTCATTACCTCCGCTTTTGCCTACTATGCAAGAGAGGCAACGCTTATTATTAATGCTTACACAGGCTCAAATATTGACGATACAAAGGATATAATCGAGCCTGTGAAACTTTGTTGCTGTGAGGTCGCAGAGCTGATGTATAAAGCCGATAATATGAGCGGCAGTGAGGGCATAACATCAGAAAAAGTCGGAGATGTGTCACGCTCGTATGAAAGCTGTGAGGTTCGCAAAAAGCAACTTACACGATGTGTTAAATCCGCAGTATATAAGTATCTTGCAGACACAGACCTTTTGTACAGAGGTGTTTGATTATGTTTACGGATACTATGATGACCCTTTACAGATTTAACGGCAAAGGGTTTGACAGGCTTATTATTCCGCATTGCCATTGGCAGGAGTGCAAAGCCGCTAACGTACTTAAAAGCGGAATGCAGAACGCTGACGGAATAGCTATATACATTCCGTTAAATGCGCTTGTTCTTGCTCCGAATGATTTTTTATTTCCGAGCAACGGTCTGTTTCCAAACGCTGATATATCCCCTCTGTCCCCCTCTCAAGACATTATTGTAAAAGGTGAGTGTAATTTCATCTTTGATAATTCAAGCGACAGGAGCGTATCAGAGAGCCTAAAAACCTTGCGTGACAAATACGAAATTCACACAGTAATGAGTATTGACCGTTTGCTTTACGGCCCTGCGGATTTACAGCACATCAAAGTATCTGCGAGGTGATTAAATGCTTTTTAATGTAAATCAGCCGACAGATGTTAGCGGCACTCTTTCTCTCAAGTGGAATAAAGAATTTGCTAATGATTTAAACAAGCATATAGCAAGAGCACAACGAGAGGTTGACAAGGATTGCATTAAGCTGATGAAGCCGTACACACCTTTTAAAATGGGTGTACTCGAAAACTCCGCAACTATACATACCGTTATCGGCAGTGGAGAAATTAAACAGATTACACCTTATGCAAGGTATCTTTACTATGGCAAGGTGTATGGTCCCAACTATCCGATCGTGCGAGAAAAAGACGGTACGGAGCATATCGTATTCGGGCACTATAGCGGTGACGGCATTATAATCGGTTGGCGAAGTCCTAAAGGCAAGAAAAAACACCCGACAGGCAGAGATATTCACTACAGCAAGGACAAGCACCCGCTTGCGGGCAAAATGTGGTTTGAGCGAATGAAAGCCGACCGCAAAGGAGATATTCTGCAAGCGGCGGCAAGAAGACTTGGGAGTAATGCAAAATGAATATAATCGAACTTGTAAGGTCCGTTGTGCAGGAGTTTCCGAAAATCGGCGAGCTTGTGCACATTGATTATTCAACAAACAAAGTACAGGATTTTGGACTTTCTCCGACAGGTGACACGCTTGTCAGCGAAGACATTTTAGGGAATCAAATACGCAATCACACCTTTATCCTGTACGCTACCTGTCAGTCACTCAACGATTATGACCGCCTTGTAAACAGCGGAATGCTGCTTGAACTGCAAATGTGGCTTGAACGGCACGCAGAGGGTGACATAGAAGTTGAAGTCGGCGACAACGTTTTATGCGGTGAGCTTAAAAAACTCACTTGCTCAAACGGAATGCTTTACAGCATACCTGACGAAAACAACAACGGCGGTGTGCAGTACCAATTGCAAATCACCGCCCAATACGCTATTGAAAATTGATTAAAAATTGAAAGTGAGGAATTATTATGGCAGCATCAACACCCGATATCGGTAAACTCAAAAGAAGTTACCTTTTACATTTTATTGACGCAAGCTTTGGCACAGGCGAAAGTCCAAAGTGGTATCTTATCGGCAAGGACATTGACGATATGTCGGTCGAGCTTAGTCCGGACACAAGCACAGTAAAGAACATTCTTGATGAAATCTCTGTAAATGACAACGGCTACGAGCCTACCCTTGACGCAGGTACATATTACGCAAACACAGGGGACAGTATTTATACAAAAATTAAGGACATTGCAATGAACCGCCTTACCGGTGATGACTGCAAAACCAAAATTCTTGAAGTGCTCATTGACAAGAAAACAGGCCCTTATGATGCTTGGATTGAGGACTGCATTGTTAAGCCGCAGTCATACGGCGGTGCGCAGGGCGGTGTAAACATTCCGTTTAATGTTACATTTGACGGCAACAGAAAGCAGGGTACAGCGACAATCTCAGATAAGGTACCGACATTTACCGAAACTGTATAAGGAGTGATTCTATGCAGAGTTTGAATTTTAAAACTCCCTTAAAAACATATGCAATCAACAATGATGAAAGCACGGTAATCAAGATTAACACCACAGACTACTCACTCGTTGAGCGAATTAACAAGCTGACAGAACGCACCGAAGCGCTTGTGCAGAAGTACAAGAATATGAAACCCGAGGATGTAACCTTTGAAATTTTTCTTGATGTTGACAAGGAAATCCGCAAAGAAATAGACTATGTTCTCGGTGCAGGTGTAAGTCAGGGTGCGTTTGGCGATGTAAATTGCCTTTCAATCTGTGATGATGGCAGTATGATTTTTGAGAACTTTCTCAACTGCGTTGTGCCGGTCATCGTAAGTGACATTGAAAACGCACACGCTCAGCAGAGCAAGCATATTGAGAAGTACCTCAATCAAGCAAAGAGGCTTGCAAAGTGATTGGATTACTTCCTACAAGCCTTGAAATAGACGGAGAGCAGTACGAGATTAATTCCGATTTTCGTATTGCTCTCTTGATTTTCGAGGCTTATGCCGACAAAGAGCTAACCTACGGCGAAAAAGCGGCAGTATGCTTGAATTGCTTATACAAGGAAGTTCCAAAGAATGTTGAGGAGGCACTCAAAAAGGCATTGTGGTTTCTTGACGGCGGAGATGTGCCGAAATCGAAAAAAGCTCCAGTCAAAATTATTGATTGGAGCTATGACGAAAGCATTATTTTCCCAGCACTTAACAAGGTTGCAGGCTTTGAAACAAGGATTGCAAGCTATGTGCATTGGTGGACTTTTCTCGGCTATTTCAGCGAGGTAGGCGACGGATTGCTCTCGCAGGTAATGAACATAAGAGGCAAGCGTGCTAAGGGCAAAAAGCTTGAAAAATGGGAGCGTGATTTTTACAATGAGCACAAAGAGCTTGTTGACATCAAGGAAAAGCTCTCTCCCGAACAGCAAGCAGAACTTGACGCCGAAGAGGATTTTATAAACAATCTTGTATAGGTGCTTTATAAAATTATTGTTGACAATAAACAAACTTTGTTATATTATGTAACAAAGGAGTGATTTTATGAACAGTAAATTTTACAAGGGTTTAACTCTCTGTATTGCGGTTTTTGGTATAATTATAGGTCTATTAATGGCATATGAGTATAAAACTATTGTTGCGTTAATAAGTGTGTGGACTGGTACAGCTTTCTTGTGTTTCATTTTTGGTGGAATTGCAAAGATACTTGTGTACCTTGAAAAATTATGTATAACAGGTAAAGAAGCGGACAATGAACTCAAAGAACCAAGAGCTGACTGGAAATGCCCTGTATGTAGTCAAATAAATAAAGGAAATGATAGGGTGTGTGTCAAGTGTCATTGGAAAAGATTAACTAAAGGTTAATTGGTATAGATGATACATAAAGGAGAGAAAAAAATTGAAAAGAAAATTTATCTGTATTGTATTGTCAGCTTTATTTATATGTACTTTGTTTGGGTGTTCTTCTACTTCTGAAATTTCGCAGGAGGAAACAACATCGATTAATCAAAGAGATATTGACGGATATAAATATGGTGATTTTGACATATATAATTCATATGCAGAAGATAATGGGTTATCCAGTACTAAAATTTACGTAAAAGGTACAGTAGATGATGTTTATAACCGCTCAGGATTTATGTGTTTTAACGTTACTTCCGAGGATAACGGCAGTTGGTTGGCTTCATTCTCTCCGGGAGGAGATACAGACAAGCCAAAAAATTTAACGAAGGGGACAAGTGTACTTTTCTTCGGCGAATATGCTGGTTTTAGCGATGTTACTAATACCCCGGCAATATTGTTGGATTACATAACTGTTTATGGCGAAAAATACACATCATATGATTTTCGTAAAGATAAAGCTAATACTTCAACATCCGAAAGTAAAGTGATTACAGAAACAACAACCGATACTCAAAACGATAAGACTATTATTGATGAGAACGGAGTTAAAGTTATATACAAGGGTAAAGAAGAAACTGAATATGGTACAGATATAAAATTATATATTGAAAATAATTCTGATTATGACTACGAAATTCAGTTCCGCAATGTATCAATTAATGATTATATGTTTGAACCGATTTTTTCATCATTGGTAAACAGTAAAAAGAAATTAAATGACAGTTTTACCGTAACAACAGAATTTATTAAAGAAAATCAAATAAGCAGTATAGAAAAAATTGACTTATCGATAAAAGCATTTAACTGGGGTGATAGGTCACACGATTTTGTATCTAAAACTGTAACTTTTGAGCCATAACAAATAAATAAAATTGTCAAACAGCGTACATCTTCGGGTGTGCGCTGTTTTTATGCCAAGGGTGTAGCATTTTGCAACGCCCTTATTTTTATGCAGAAAGGAGTGTGATTACATGGCGGTTGACGGTAGTTTGATTTTTAATACCAAAATCGACACAAGCGGTCTTAACAGCGATATTGCAAGAATCAATAAAGCTATTGAGGCGGCTCAGAGCAAGGCTCAGGCAGGTGCTAAGACTACTGCTCAGACTGCACAAAATGCAACTCAACAAGTGTCAAATTCTGCCGACAAAATAGTTGATGAAGTTAAAAACAACACATCAGATATTGGCGCTCAGATACAAAATATAATTGCTGATACAGAGAGAAGTGCAAAGTCGAAAGCAATGTCTATTGCTTCTATTCTGAAACGAACAGGAATGACACAAGCAGAGGCAATGCAGGCAGCTTGGGATAAAGTAAACAGTTCTGTTTCACAGCAAGTGAAAAAAACAAATTCAGAGGTTGAGCAAGAAACAGAAAAAACAGGCAAAAATATTAAAGAGAATACTGATTTATACAGTAAACAGGTTCTTGATGTGCTGAAAAGCATTGATAAAAATGTTGCAGACAGCTCAAAAAATATATCTGAAAAGGTACAGAAAGCAGTGACTTTGAGTGCAAGTAAAGCTAAGCAGTCGCTTACAACAGTCAGAACGGCTGTTGACAGACTGCAAAGCAAGGCGAAAATGATTGGTAGAACGCTGCTTACCGCTTTCGGTACGGCGGCGGTTGTGAGCTTTGGCAAGGAAAGCATAGAGCTTGGCTCGGACCTTGCAGAAGTGCAGAATGTAGTTGATGTTACTTTCAGCCATATGTCTGCAAGTGTGGACGATTGGGCAAAGTCAGCACAAAAATCTTACGGCTTGTCTGAAAATATGGCTAAAAAATATGTCGGCACTTTTGGTTCTATGGCGGAGGCTTTCGGCTTTACAGAACAGCAGGCATTTGATATGTCAACATCATTAACCGCTCTTACGGGCGATGTGGCGTCATTTTATAACATCACACAAGACGAGGCGTACACAAAGCTGAAATCTGTTTTCAGCGGTGAAACCGAAACGCTCAAAGACCTCGGCATTGTAATGACGCAGAACGCACTTGACAATTACGCAATGGCTAACGGCTGGGGCAAGACCACATCTGCTATGACTGAGGCGGAAAAGGTAACGCTTAGGTATAACTTTGTGCTTGACCAACTCAATAATGCAACAGGTGACTTTACCCGAACGCAAAACAGTTGGGCAAATCAAACGAGAATTTTACAGCTGCAGTTTGACAGTATCAAGGCTACAATCGGTCAAGGCTTGATAAATGCTTTTACTCCGCTGCTTAATTGCATTAATCAATTTATTTCAAGACTTAGCGTTGCGGCACAGAAGTTTAAAGACTTTACAGCTCAGGTGTTCGGCTATTCTACTGCAACAAGCAATGCGACAAGCTCAGCTGTAAGCGATATGTCAGACCTTGCAAGTCAAGCGGACAGTTCTACATCTGAGATTGAAAAAACATCGGAGGCAGCTGAAGACTTGCAGAAAAACCTTGCAGGCTTTGATGAACTCAATGTGATGAGCGACACCTCGGACAACAGTTCTGGCACAAGTACGCAAGCGCCAAGCTCTGAAATCAAATCAATGCAAAATGCACTTGAGCAAGCTATGCTTGAAAGCGACAGGCACACAAGCAAGACTATTGACAATATTGTAAATTCGCTTGACAAGGTAAAAACCGCCTGCGTAACAATTAAAAATTCGTGGGAGAAAGTGTGGAATAACGGCACAGGCGAAAAGGTGCTTGGAAATATCAACTCATTAATTAACACTTTTGTAAGCACAGTTGGCGACATTGCAGAGGCTTTTGCAAATGCTTGGGACAAAGCAGGCTTAGGCGACAGCGTGGTGCAATCGTTTATCGACAAATGGAACAGCCTTGTTGAGCTTTTGAATACGGTAGGCGATACATTCAGGCAGGTGTGGAATGACGGTAAGGGTGAGAAAATTTGGAGCAATATACTTGAGATTATCCGCAACTGTAATAACTTTACTGAAACTCTCAGAACCAAAATTAAAGACGCTTGGGAGAAAAACGATACAGGCAGAAAAATTTGGGAGAGCATATTAGGCATTGTCGAAGATATAACAGGACTGCTTGATGAAATGTCAGCTGACCGCCTCGAATGGCTTGAGGACCTTGACATTAACCCCGTTGCACAGGCGGTTGAACGCTTGACCGAGGGATTCAGAAATCTGCTCAAGGCTTGCGGAGATAAGCTAAAACAAGCGTACAAGAATGTTTTATTGCCGCTTGCAAAATGGACGATTGAGAAAGCTGTACCGGATTTGTTAAATTTGTTTTCTGAGGCTCTTGAGGCAATTTCAGATATAGTTAATAAGATAAGTCCGGATATGTTAAAAGCAGTAGCAACGGGTATTGGCGCTGTTGCCACAGCAGTTATCGCATTCAAGACAGGTAAGACTATTGCGAGTGGTATAAGTGAAGTCACATCAGCAGTTAAAAACATCAGTTCGGTTATTTCGGCTAACCCTCTGCTTATTATAGCAAGCGCAATAACGGGTATTGTTTCAGCGGTTCAAATTTACAATGAACTAAAATGGAGCAATTCTGAGGCTAAAAAGTTTTGTGATGAAATAGACGATGTGAAAAACAGACTTGAAAATACAACGCAGAAAATTACCGACACAATCAAAAATACATTAGATAAGGTTGACCAGCTCTATGCTGATAATACATTGATTGATGAATATCAGGATAAACTTGAAACCTTAATCAGCAAAGCTGAACTTACTCCTGAAGAACAGTCAGAATTGCAAACCATTGTTACATATTTTAAAGATAATGTTAGCGGTTTTAGCGATACCTGGGATAATTATGTCACAATAAGTGATGGGGGTAAGGTCGAGCTAAAAGGTGATTTATCTGAGATACAAGATGAAATCAATAATACGATTGATCAATATCAATTATTAGCTAACAGTTCGGCTTTATCCGAATTACAAACCGAAAATTCTAAATCTATAATTTCAGCAAGAAAAAATCAAAGCGAATTACTTTCAGAACTTAATTCTAAGCAGACTCAAATTGAAAATAAATTAAAGCAGAGTGGAAAAACTTATAGTTGGCTTATTAGTCAATACAAGAAATATAAAGACAATTCTGTAAAAGCAGATGATAGAATAGACGCAAAAAATAATATTGAAACAGTTTTAGGTGATGGTGGATACGAAGAAATAAATTCCTTAATGGAACTTAAAAGTTCATACAATGAATGCACTGCTGAACTTAACAAACTGATAATGACACAAGATGATATGTCTGATGTTCAAAAAGTTCTTAAGGGAGATTATTCCGATGCCGCTGCCGTTTTGATGACATACAAAGCCGGAATGATTAGCCTTGAAGATGTGCAAAACTCGCAATGGAAAACATTAAATAAACTGGAAGAGGCTGCCGAAGATTCAGGAAAAAACACCGTTATGGGTCTTGTTGAGGGTACACAGAAATATAAGGAGGCACTTGTCAAAAACAGTAATGGTCTTGCAAATACTGTATTAAGTGAATACGACAGTGCAATGGATATACATTCACCTTCAAGAGAAATGTATATCCGTGGACAATATACAGTTTTAGGTCTTGTCAATGGTTTATCTGATACAAGTATAAAGGTACAGAGTGTCATTACCATGATGTTAAAGAATATAAGAATGGCTTTAGAACCTATAAAAACAATCTTTTCAAATGTGTTCACTCCGATTTATGACATTCTAAAAACTCCTCTTAACAATGCACTAACAGGAATTGAAACTTTTATAAACGGCTTTATTTCTGCAATCAATAAAATGTTGTCGGGTGTGGACACGGTTGCAAATTCGATAGGCAAGTTGTTTGGGCAGGAATGGCACGCAGGTCGGCTTGATAAGGTGCACATCCCCAAACTTGCTACAGGCACATATGTACCTGCAAATTACGGTGAATTTCTAGCAGTTCTCGGCGATAATAAGCGTGAAGCGGAAGTTGTTTCGCCAATATCAGCAATGAAACAGGCTATGGCTGAGGTACTTGCTGAATATGGCGGAGCGGGCAACGGCGGTGATATTCACATTACATTGACTATGCCCGACGGCAGGGTGCTTTTTGAGGCTGTTGCTGATGAGAATAACAAAATCAAGAAACGCACTGGCAGGTCCGCTTTTGCGTAAGGAGGGATAGGATTGGGTGAATTTAAAGGCTATTTAATTAAATTCCCGAAAAACGGCTTGCAGTTTCCACATAAGCTCATAGCTAAAGAGAGTTATCAAGCCACACCTTTACAGCGTACGGAGATTAAAGCTTATCGTGACAGCAACAACCTTTTAAGGCGAGTAACATCACCGAACAACAAAACTAAGATTACATTCAATACCAAGGACGGTCTTACCCTTGCTGAAATGAGAACTATTCGCAGTGTTTTAAACGGTGCTATGTCAAATTCTCAGCAACGCAAGCTCAATGTTGAATACTGGGACGATGAACTTCTTGCGTACCGCACTATGACCGCATATATACCCGATATAACATACACGCCAAAGCTTATTACCGCAGACAACATTAAATATGCGGCGGTAACATTTACATTTATTGAATATTAAGAGGTGGTTAATTTGCTTGAAGTTTCAAGCCTGCACAAAAAGCAGGCAATCGAAAATTTGATTGAAAATATACTGACAATTTCATTTCCCGACGGTGAATATCCGGATATAACAGAGAAAAATATAGCGAGTGAAAGTATGAGCCTTACACAGTCAATTTGTGATGAAAGCAAGCTGAAATTTGGTGGCTGTATTGCCGCTGAAATTAACATTGACATTGTAAATTCAATTGACAGAACCTTTACAAATGACCTTGTAGGCAAATGGATAAGCGTAAAATTAACGCAGCGTTTTCCGAGCGGAGAAAAGCTGCTGCCATCTGCAAAGCTGTTTTTAGGTACATCACTTTTGCCGGGAGAAACCGTAGTTGCAAAGGAATATTATTTGTTTAGCGGTATTATTGACAGTGCCAAGCTCGACAAGAATAACCGCAATAAGCGACACATTGTCGCTTATGACGCACTCTCTATGTTATATGATATTGACGCAACAAATAAGCTGTTTGATTTATGGAAAACTTATCCAAACGGCTATAAAATCGGCGAATTGGTTGTGCAATGCCTTAACTACAACGGAAAGCATATTATTCAGGTCGAGGATAACAAAGATATTCTTGACGAGGTGATAAACCAATCAACAGGCTTAACTGTACGAAATTTCCCGACATACAACAGAGCATGGCTTGAGGACTCAAATACAATTACATACGGCGAGCTGCTCAAGAATTGTTGTGAATTGCTCGGAGTATTCGGAACAATTATTCCTAATGCAAGCTATGGTGTTTTTAGATACATCGAACTCGGCAAGAGTACAGAAACATACGATTTTTACGAAAATCTATATGCTGAGGAATATAACAGCAGCGGCTATAACGGCTTTAGTTTTTCTTACGGTTACTCGTTAAATGACAGAAAAGCTAAAACCACCGTGGCAGAGTCACAGTGGGGCGAGGATGTTGTAACATATGATTTTACTAAAAATGTAGTCTGTTGGCAGAAAGATGACGGCATTGGCGGCGGACTGGTGCACGATGTGCAAAGTTTATTGCATGGAAAAACAGGCGAACGATTTTATAATTGTTCCTACACACCGCTTGCAGCTACTCTTGACGGCAGGCCTTGGGTGCAGATTGGTGACGGATTAGAAATTGAAAGCTATGTTACTGATTCAAACGGTGATTTTGTCTATGATAACGCAGGACAACCTAAAAAAGAGAAAGTAAAAGCCTATGTGTTGAGCCGTACACTGAGCGGAATTAAAGCTCTGACAGACAGCATAGAGGCAAAGGGGGAATAAATATTATGGCATACACAAAAACAAATTGGGAAGACGCACCGAGCACAGCTACACCACTTTGCGCAGAAAGCCTGAACAAAATCGAAAACGGCATATACGAGAACAGCATAGACATAGTGCTTGCGGATGGCAACATCAACACGCTAAGCGAGAGAATAATTGCGATTAACACAGCCTTATCTGCAAAGGCAGATAAAACGGAGCTTGAAGATGAAATAACAGACATTGACGAAACAGTGACAATGAAGATTAATCTTAAAGCGGATAAGGCGACAACCTTGGCAGGGTATGGCATTGATGACGCATATACAAAAACATATGTGTCCAAGGCGCTTAGCTATAAGCTCGACAAAAAGCCATTTGATACCGAACCTGTAAAAAATAGTCCTAACTATATTACAAGTGGTACGTTATATAACTGTGTTAATACTCTTAATCAAAATATTGCAGCAAAATATGATAGCTCAAATATTGAGAGCGGTACGGGCAGTCTTACACCCGGACAGGCGATTTATGACGGCAACGAGGGCGTTTTTGACTATGTGAAAAATGGCAAGGTGGTTACGGTGTCGGTAAATATTACAAAACTTGTTGCGGATAAATCGTATATTCAGATGGCAGGCTTGCCTTTCGCGGTAAAAAACGAAAGTCGATTTTCGAGTATTGCTGTGTACTCAACTACAAATAAGCTGAGAAATATCCGTCTTGACGGCTCATGGCTTTACATCAGCTCGCCAACGGATAAATTTACAGAGGACGAGAAAATCAATTTTACAATTACATATATCAGACAGTAGGAGGTAATTCTATGGAACTTAAAGAAAAAATCACACTCGATAGGCTTACAAAGGACAGCGTGAGCGTGTTAAGACAGAAGTTTATCAATCTCGGCGGCGAAGATGTGCAGGTTGGTGAGAATGTCCGCAACGCATATACAAACTGTGATGAGGATAAGTCAATCTTAAAAGAACAGCTTTCGGAAGATTACTACAACGCAGTTATGGCGGTATGGGAGGTATAAATATGTCTTATAAATTTAAAGAAATATGGTGCAACAAAGGTAATTTTACAGAGGACAACAGAAAATATTCTGACATTGATACACTTGTTATTCATTACACCGGCAACGACGGTGACACAGCAGCGAATAACGGTAATTACTTTAAGAATAATGTAGTTGAAACATCTGCACATTATTTTGTTGATGATACAACTGTTGTTCGCTCGGTTGCTGATAAAAATATTGCTTGGCATGCAGGCGACTGGGATATTAATTGCCGTTCAATCGGAATTGAAATTGCAGGCTCAACTACAGAATGCACAGGCAAGACACTTGAAAATGTAATCTTACTTACTCAACGACTTATGAAAAAGTACAATATCAGCAAAGACAGAGTAATTCGTCATTATGACGCAAACGGCAAAATCTGCCCGGGGTTTTGGTGCGGTTCAGCTGCTAAAGACAAGCTATGGAAGGAACAGTTTTTAAATAAACTTGAGAGTAACTCTGAAAGCAAAGAAGACTCTAAAGTTGAAAAAGATGATAAACCTACGATTGAATATTGCGTATTTGCAGGCGGTAAGTGGTTACCAACTGTAAAAGGCTTATCAGACTTCGCAGGCATTGCCAGCGAGGCAATCAGCGGTCTTGCAATCAAAGTAACAAAAGGTAAGATTAAGTACAGAGTGCATATTAAAGGCGGTAACTGGCTTAGCTGGGTTACAGGTTTTAATCTTAATGATGATGTAAACGGCTATGCAGGCATTCTCGGAATGGATATTGATGCTGTACAGATTTATTATACAACTCCTGCTGATGTTAAGTCCGCACACGGCAGCTACTATAAGGCTACATACAGAGTTTCTGCAGTTAATGAAGACTATTACGATTGGCAGCACGATGACGAAAAAGACAGTAAGCAGGACGGCTACGCAGGAACAAAGGGCAAGGCTATTGACCGTATTGAGCTTACTTTAACTTGATTTGGAGGTATAACTAAACTATGAAAGACAATATTATTCAGGCTACTGTTTCAGTAGCTATCGGTGCTCTGATATCATATTTTAATATCTTACTTATCCCAATTCTTGTGCTCATCGCTGTAATGCTTATTGATTATATTACAGGACTGACATCTGCGTACAGAAACGGTGAATTAAAAAGTAAAACAGGTTTAATCGGGATTTTGAAAAAAGCAAGCTATCTCGCTCTTGTGGTTGTTGCGGGTGTTGTCGATTATTTAATCTGCACAGGCTTAGCAGCGGCAAATGTAGATATAGGTGTCACATATTGTTGCGGTTTAATTGTAACGATTTGGCTCATCATCAACGAATTAATTTCAATCCTCGAAAATCTCTCGGAGTTAGGCACGCCAATTCCGAAATTCCTTGTAAATATCGTCCGCCGATTGAAAAATACAGTCGAAAATAAAACCGATACAGACACAAATACAAAAGAATAAGCATACATAAGTTTAGCCCCTCAAATACCAAAGTGGTATTTGAGGGGCTTTGCTGTATTTGCATAAAATTACACTTAGAAAGTATAAAGTATAAGATAAGCAAAATCGTTTTACAATTGAGTATATCCTGCATAGTCTTTGCATATTCTTTTCACAATATAATACAGTTAAAAGCAATGTTTTACGGGAAACAGGCAAAAAGGAAAACCGCACCCAAACACCAAAAAACGGCTTGGTTATGCGGTTTATTTGTGGAGCTGGTGAACGGACTTGAACCGTCGACCTACTGATTACGAACTTTTAATAAAAGATGTAAAAAATTCAGAGTTTATGCGGTATTATATACCAAATTGCATATTACCTGCATATCATCACTTTGCAAGTTTATTTTTAGCATTTGTAATTGCTGAAATATATGCGTTAAAATCAATCACCTTATCTGTTTTATGTATTTGATTTGTTTGCACTAAATGCGTATAAATATTCAATGTTGTTTCAGGTTTTGCATGACCGAGCTGTTGCTGAACATAAAGCAGATCCTGTCCGCAAAAGAAAAGATTTGTGGCAAATGTGTGTCTGAGATAATGTGCTGTAAACTTCTCAATTACGAACGGAGTGCCGTGAGGGTCAAACTTGCTTTTTGGTCTATTTTTATAGTCAGAAAAATCTCCGTATCTAAAATTTAATTCGCACAAATAACTTTCCCACAATCTGCGCCAAGCTGTGTCAGAGAACAGTTTGCCACTTGCCGTAAGCGAAACATAGTCTTGCCCGCTATGTGTTTTTTGATTTTTCAGAAAATCGACGAGTATTGTTGGAATATTCACAGTACGAATACTGTTTTTTGACTTACCGCCTTGGAGAATATGAGGCTTACCTTTCATTACAAGTTTTTGATGCACATTGATTGTAGCTCTTTCAAGGTCGATATCCCGCCACTGTAATGCAAGACATTCGCTAAGTCTTAGTCCTGAAAGCATCATAAGCATAGCGGGAAGCTGTGCCCTGTGCGGTGTGTCTATTATCCAGCGCTGTTCATCCTCTGTCAGCGCACGGCGCTCTTTTTTCGGTGCGTCTTTTGGTATTTGCACATATGATACGGGGTTGTAATCAAGTATTCTGTTTTCTATTGCAAAGTCAAACACTTGTCGTGCGGTAAGGCGGAAATCACGCAAGGTCTTTTTTGAGGTAGGCTTGCCGGTATGCGGATTTTTAACAGCATACGAATTTATGATTGTTTGAAAATCTGATTTAACGAGCTTTCGTATAGAAATGTCATGGAGTATTGCAAAAGGCTTTAGGTTTGTGCTGTAACTTTTATATTGCTGTTCTCTCAGTAGTGGTTTTTTATATTGTAACCACCGCTCGCAAAGTTCACCAAATGGCATATTTTCGTTTAGTACATCTATGCCTTTGCCGATTCTTAGCTTTAATTCGGCGGCTTTCCTTTTTACCTCAGCTTGAGTTTTACCGCATATGCACCTATATTTTTTTCTGCCTTCGTCATCCGTGCCTAAGTACACACTTGTTTGGTATCTGCCGTCTTTACGCTTTTTCATTTTATAACACTCCTTTTGTTTTTAAAAAAGGGTGCAAAAATCCCTTGTGTTTTTATTCGATAAACTTGCAAAACACAAGGGAGTATGGTACAATTATATTGCGTTTAACTGCACCGTTGCACCCTGTGTAATGGTTTCCGCTCTATCCTGTTGGCGCAGGGTAGGGCGGATTTTTTTATTCTAATAAATGTTACTGTAAAATCCTACGGCTTTGCATAAAAATTATAGTATCTTATTAAGGTCAATATCAAAGCCCATACTTTTTAGTTCTTTGGCAATCATAAATTCGTTTGCACTATCAGAATAAACAATGCCGTCTAAATCACCTGGTAATTCAATAGAGTTATCGGACTTAATCAAAATAGTGTTATTTCTTCCGAGAAGTCCCATAAAGTAACCCGCTTCAAATACTACATTCTGTCTTCCTCTTGTTTTTGTTTCGTTTTCTGATACAGCTTTACCAATATCATCAGGAGTAAAAAGGATAATAGCCGCTTTAGCTTCACTACCGTAATTCTCAATTTTTTCGATAATCGTACGGCTTGAATTTGTTTGCTCGTGTAGAATTATTGGTTTAACGCCCAATTTGTTTAGAAAATGAGCTACTTTATATTTGAGTTCGCTATCGTGGCCATGAACAATGAACACTTTATTATTGTCTATATGAATATTAGTTTTTGGCGCATTATCACTATCTTCATTAAGGTCATCAAGCAGCTCTCTAAATACTGGTATTGTAGCTTTTAAGCCGTTAGAACAGCAAATTCTTTGCTGTTCGTCATCAAATAAAGCGGATTGAAATCGTGTTTTTTTAAAATTCTTAACTTCAATACTGTTTTCACCAAACTTATTAGTCAAAAACCTAAGTGCACTTGAGTACCAACTTTTAAACTCTGGCAAATCAGCCGTTACCTCGTTATTTAATAACTCATTTGCGGTTTTTATTAGCATATTTAATTTATCGCAACTATTCATACTAACACCTCTATGTAAAAAATATTGTAGCAAAGTCCTGTTTTTTGGACAGTTAAAAATTTCTTGCAAATAGCGCTTGAATAATCAGAACAAATGTTCTATAATGAATGTGTAAAGAAAAAATACAAAGCTTTGGGGTGATTCTATATGGATTATAAAAAATACATAATCGAATTAATAAAGAAAATCGACGATGAAAAAACTTTAAAGAAAATTTACAAAATCATTAATAGAATATTCGTGAGAGGTGGCTAATCGCCTCTCTTTTTATTTGTTTTTGTCAAAAACATCTTTAAGAAATTTTTTAAATACCATCTTATCCTCGTGGCTTAGCTTTAGATAAACTTCAATAATCTTTTTGTCAAGTTCATCAAGATTATATTCTTCCGATAGCTCATCAAGTATGTAGTCTTCATCATCTGAGAACATATCTCCTACACCTTCAGTAAGCCACATAAAGTTTACATGGTATTCTTTGCAAACTTGTTTGATAAATAATTCTTTAGGTTCAACAAGTTCATTTTCAATGTTCTTGATGACACTTCTCGAAACTCCAACACGCTCTCCAAACTCTGTTTGTGAGAGTTTTTTCACTTTTCGCAGAGTTTTAAAACGCTCGCTTATGCTCATTCTATATATCACCTCGCTGTAGAATTTATCTGATGTATTCATTATATACGGTATTTAATGGCTTGTCAACCCTAAAAACAAAATCTTTTTTGTTTTTAGGGTTGACAGACCGTATTTTTGGGTGTATAATGGGCTTCAGACCAACAAGGAGGTGAATTTATGATTTACACGGACAAAACTATCAAGAGAGAAACAGAGCGACAGGATGTTAAATGCTTGTATGAGGAACTCTTGAAAAACGCAACAACAGAACAGAAGGAAAAAGCTTATATAGCGGCAACAGCGTTCTTGCTCGGTGCACAGCAGAAAACAGCATAGGAAAGGAATTGAGTTTATGTCTGAAATCAGAAAAACACATCAGGACGAGGTTTTTAATGTATACGGTGCACTTGATAATCTCAACAAGCGAATGAAATCTGTTGAGAACAAAGTTCCCGATTACACAGCAGATATGCTTGAAGTTTACCGAAATCTCGGTGCTCTTACAAAGCGTATCGCAGAACTTGAAGAACTTGTAACCAACACCCAGAAAACAGCGTAAGGAGGTGAGGAGATGGACGAGCTTGAATATGAAAAAAAGCAACACCACTATTGGCATACAGCATTTTGCATAGCAGTGTCGCTTTTGTCTGCAACTTGGACAGGTATTATATTTTGGGTTTTAGTTCCGTAGGGAAGGTGAAAAAATGTGTTTGAAATATATTTATTAGGAATTATCGGGATTGCACTTGAAATAACTGCTTTGGTTTATACATTTGCATACAAAAATTCAAAGTATGTCATATCAATGTTAATGCACATACTTGGAACAGTTTGCTGCTTATTGCATTTGTGCTTTATTCTACTTTTCTGGGGACTCTAACACTATATTTCTTAGCAATAATCTTTACAAATTTTTCTAAAGTTTCTCTTGTTTCATCGTAACAAAGATTAGCTATGCCGTTATTTATGCTGTCAATATAATTCCATTCTGATTCATCAATGTATAAATATATTTCCGTGGCACATTTACCAAAATCTGTTTTTGAAGTGTTGTTGTGGTGATACACAACGGCACCTGCACTTGCTATATATGATTCTATAACTTCGGTTCTATGCTTGACATAGAATTCATTGTTTTCTTTTACATTTTCCGAACGCATTGTCAACTCTTTTTCCTTAATTGAGTAATGACCGTTTATTATAGCGGTAACTATCGGAGAAACAATGGAAAGCAAGAGTGCCGAGATAGAAACAATTAGAGCAATGGTACTATCCAATCTTTACACCTCCTTTCATGTTTAAATCATAGCACTAAAAGAGGTGTAAGGCAATAAATTTATAAGGAGGGTATATATGCCAAAATCTAAGAAAACAGTAACCAACTGGGATGAAGTTCCGCTCTACATAGATTTGCCGTTGCTGGCAACCCTTTGGGGGTTCTCAGTTGATTGTTTAAAGAAAAAAGCACAGTCGGGCGTTTTGCCGGCCAAAAAAATGTACGGTGAATGGCGTATCTCAAAAGAAGACGCAAAAAAATATTATGATTCACTATAAGGAGGCATAACAAATGGCACTCAGACACATTAAAACAAAACGCAGTCTTAAGGACGAGAACAAGCACTTACATAGCTTAGTCAAACACTTGCAGATTGAGCTTGAGAACGCAAGGCTTGACATTAGCATTAAGAATGACGCAATCCGCGGTTACAAAAACGAAAACACAAGGCTTAGACAACGCATTAACAGTATGTATGCATATGATGTTTTTGGAGAGGAGGTGAAACCGGATGACAAAAAAAGTAAAATCCAAAGTGCTTGAAATAATGGCACTTGCACTCGAGTTTAATGGTAAGCCGACCAAACAGGAGCTCACAGGCAATAAACCGACGATATTCGTTGACTTCGCCGGACATGTGTGCGAATTAGATGTTGGCATATCTATGGACGGGTGGAGCTTTTCAGCCAACAAAGCTGTTAAACTGATATATTTGGACAGGCCGTCAGCGGCTAAAGAACTCGACAAAACATTAACGGACCTCAAGACTATTATCGCAAAATATGAAGAAAACCGCTGAAACTCTCGCACAGTTCCAGCGGTTCAAAAGGATATATAAAATTAATATCAATTTTATTATATCCTCAAATCAAATAAAAATCAAGAGGGAGATAAGATGATTACCTACAATCAATTCTGCAATACATTTGCGGTAAGCGTTGGCAGTGCTGTATTTGAGGAAGTAAAACGGAGGGCAGAGCGTAAGCGTAATTACATAATAAGCCATTTTGGTGACGGCAACGGTGCAAGACTTACAGAAAAGTATATGCTTGAGCTTATGCGTGATGAGCTTTGCTCATTTACCTTAGAGCAGTCAACAAGGCTTGCTGTTGGAGGTGTTTAAGAGTGTGTTACGGTTTAGCTCCAAATGCACCTATACCGCAAAAGAAAGGTGAATGTGCTTGCTGCGGTTACGAACTCAGAGAAGATTATACATATTTTGAGGACAGCGAGTGCAACAAATTTTGTAGTAAAGACTGCGCAGCAGAATTTCATAAAATCACAGAAAAGGAGTGGCAGTGATGAACGAACAGTCACAGCTTATTGTAGTTAAGCAAATACCGATTATTATTGAAAAACTTGAGTCTGTTAAATCTGAAATTGAGCACAAGGTAAATGTTGCTTGCTTAATGGTTTGCACAGATGAGAACTACAAAGAAATCAAAAAAATTCGTTCGGCTCTCAACAAAGAGCTTGCCGAGTTCGAAAGTCAGAGAAAAGCCGTTAAATCCGAGGTAATGACACCGTATGAGCATTTTGAAAGCGTGTATAAGGAGTGTATTTCCACACCTTATAAAAAAGCTGATTCAGCATTAAAGAGCAAGATTGAGGCTATCGAGCAGGGGCTTAAACAGGAAAAGCACGATAAATCAAAAGCGTATTTTAATGAGTACGCCCAAACGCTCGGCATTGATTTTGTAAAGTACGAGCAAGTCGGCTTGAGCATTACGATGACGATTACCCTTAAAAAACTCAGAGAAACAATCAAGGCTTTTCTTGACAAGGTTATGGACGACATAAAGCTCATTGCAGTGCAGGAGCATAAAGACGAAATTCTGTACGAGTACAAGCAAACTTTGAATGTATCGGCTGCAATAACTTCAGTAACCGAGAGGTACAAGGCTATTGAAGAAGAAAAAGCAAGGGCAGAAGCTGAAAAAACAGAGCGTGAGAAAGCAGAACTTAACGAGCAAGCAACATTGAACGAATATGAACCGTTCGAGGCAAATGTTGCAGTAGAAGTAGCTCCACCGGAAGAAAAACCACATATTAATCAAACCGATGAAAAAGTATTTTCTCTTACATTTACAGTATATGGTACTAAAACGCAGCTTAAAGATTTTGCAATAGCAGTTAAAAAGTTAATCAACGAAAGGGGATTAAGATATGAGTAATTATAACATTCAGAATCAGATTCAGCAGAGAAAACCAAAATTTTCAGCCATGCTCCAGACAGTGGCTTTTCAGAAAAGCCTTTCAAATTCAATGAAAGACCCGAAGGAAATCCAAAAGTTTACGGCGGCTATCACATCTGTGGTAAGCACTAACCCGGCACTCGAAGAATGTGATGCTGGAACAATTCTTTCAGCGGCACTTTGCGGACATTCGCTCGGGTTGCCACCATCACCACAGCTCGGACAGTATTACATGGTTCCGTTTAAGGACCGTAAGAACAATCGTACAACAGCAACATTCGTTCTCGGTTATCGTGGCTATATTCAGCTTGCTATCCGTTCAGGACAGTATAAGAGACTTAATGTGGTGGAAATCAAAGAGGGAGAACTTCTCAATTGGGATCCGCTTACAGAAGAAATTACAATCAAAATGATTGAAGATGAAACAGAGCGTGAAACAGCTG